CTCCCCTTTAGTGGTGGATTAATTTCCACCTCCACCTGCCCCATCATCTAGGTGGTGAACCTAGATCAACCATATACGATGACGTATATGGTCGGGGCAGGGAAAAGTTCCTGGAAACTAGTAGCTGCAAAGCTACTACTAGATCCAGGGACCGAGGTCGTACCATCGTTGAACGAGCATACCGCGTTTTACGGCGATACGTGTCCGCCCCCTAAGAGCATAGGTATTCCTATACTCTTGAGTAGATGGAACCCAGAGCCTAGCTAATAAAATAGCCGGGTCTTCCGAAGCGCGGGTTAAACCACGCTCAATAAGGCCGCTATAGCGGTATCCTTCGATACCGTTTCTAGCGCGTGATGGGGTAGCTTCATCGAAATTACTGATAAAGCCACCTGACACATTGTCAATTGGTGTACAAAACCGCAATGGTTTTGGGCACGCCTTGACAAGCTGACGATGTACACTTCGAAACCTAACGTCACATGCCTGTGAAGACATGGAACGATGGGATAGAAGACGTACGCCGTTGGCCGCCTTATACAAGTCAAAGACTTGTCGGATCCTACTTTTGAAGTAGTAGGGTTTACAGTCAACTCCATCATAATAATGAGCGCCACAGGATTCGCGGAAATAACCCTGACTGTATGACTTGTCAGTGTTAACCGTAAATCCAAGGAACTCAGTAAATGATGAATAGGTGGAAAAGGCCTCTCTCGGTAACAAAACATCGTCACCGAAAACTAATATAGTACCCTTGATTTGCTTAAGCTGTAAAACAGCCCAAGCGCAAGCGTAAAATATTAGTGACTGCAGTGGAAAAGTAAACGCATTCCCCATACTGGAGAATTTGTTCCACTTAACACTGAAGTCTTCACCTTGGCGGTATTGGGATCGACTCGAGTTCATTAGCGTAAACCATCGTTGAGGAAGTAAATCTTCAACAACGGCCGAGCTAATGGAATCACTCGCACTAGAAAAGTCAACAGTTGCAAGACTATCGTCTTTACTTGATAGCCATGCAGCATGCTGGTTATTCTCTTGTGTTGTTAGGTCGATTCCCACTCTCCTTAGACGCTTGACGATCATAGTGCCAATCGCTTGTTGAAACCAGAGGTTAAATCCTGGTTCAATAGCTATGACTCTATCAGTCTTGCTGTCTTTAGGGACTGTGGTAACGGTATTCCCACTTTGTAAAGTAAGAGCACCTTCACCCGTAAGGGTGAGTGGTTCAGACTTCCAAAGCGGATAAGCGAGATGAAACCACTCGCGAATCAGGGAATACATGTCTCGTGTTATTCCGCGTTCATCGCGGAACTTATTGAAGGCGGATACCTCTTCTCCTTTAATAAGAGTAGAGACACCCGGACCCCAATTGCCATTCGACACAAACTCTTCAGCCGAAAAGGTACCGAGGATACTTGCTATTTTACGTCGCGCTAGCGAAAGCAAGCGCACGTTCTCATCCGAGAAGTTAGGATGAGAAAGCAAGTTTCTGAAGTACCGATTCTGCTCGCCACACTTGACCTCAAAGAGGTCAAACTTAGACATAGCTACCGCTTTCCTATCTATGCCGGTTTCTAAGAAATCGGCCTTAGACAAGAATTTGGTCGCTATGTAAGCGTCGCGAAACGCCGAAGGACTACAGTAGTCATTCGGTTCGACAGTTAGCTTAGTTAGCTGCAGGTGTTCTCTATTCTCATAGAGTAGCCAAACAGCGAGACTACGCGGGCTGTCGATCGCTTGAAGATATGAGTGAATGAACCGGTCCGTGACGGACGGCGCAATACGAGTGTCGCAAGCTAGTTTGACTAGCTTACCAACCTTTGACTTAGTCATAGGAAGGTGTTCCTTTCTGGTTCATGTTTCACGATGGATACATAAAGTATCCACCTAAAGTAGCACACAGATTAGTTAGTGAGTGATTCACGAATCCTTCCCGAACGCTTAAAAACGTCCGGTAATGGATAAGTGAATTTTACACACTCACAAACTATTTCAACGTGCCCAAGAAGCTCTGTAAAGGAATAATCCGATTCAGAGTTAACTTGCGGGATACTATAGAAGACGTCAGTAACAAACTGACAGAATCTATTAGTATACCGACTCCAGGTCGTGAACAGCACTCTCAACGACGGCATGAGCGAGTAGGTTTTTGGCATAAGCCAATATATCCTTTCTCTCATCCAGCGATGAGCGTTCTGGTAACATGAACTCCATAACCGCGAGGTTATCGTAAGCCTTCGTCGGCGGAGGTACAAAAGTACCACCGGACGACGCTTGCTCCAGAGTTGGAACGGCGACTTTGATCATCACCTTGTAAGCACGCGAACCCTTGGTAGGGCGGCGGACCGACACGGTGATAGACGGATAACCGACAGCAATACCGTCGACTCTGTCTTCGTATTTCGCAATACCGTCTTGGACGTTTGCGGGATCAAAATCGTGACTAACAGGCGTTGCCTGGCCGTCATCGATTGCGATTGTGGCAATAGCTGCCATGAAACTTCTCCTTATGGAGTATGGATTGGTGGACTATCTCATGTGGTACGGGACTGATCCCTTCCCATAAAAGACAGTAACGAGTAACGCTGCTGCAGATAAGTACTGCTGCAGGCCTAGGCCACGTCTATTAAAGACGGGGCGCGTCGGCGACGGAAAATCATTCAGAACATCCCTGTTAAGGGTGAACTGGTGATGATTCGCCACAACCGACCCTGAGATATTCAGGTAGTACAGCGTTGGGTGCCATGTAGAAGTCTTGATTGAATTGGAACGATAGGATTTAGTAACACACCCTTTCTCAAAGACGAGACCATTGGTCGCGTCAAGAGAGGAAAGGTAGTTACCGATCCCAATGAACCAATCAACCACGAAACTAAATGGCGTAAGCTCCCATAGCAGGTTGGGCAGGTTACTGATACCTGCCTGCGCTAGGGTCACCGCTTCATCTCGGTCTATACGATAATAAAGGGTATATTTAACCTTACCCTTCGTTGTACAGACTTGCTGGTGGTTGACATCGACTCCGCCGTAATGACTCACGGCGTCTGTCGTTTTCTCCCAGGTGCGAGTAGCGTACGACTGTATGCGAATCGTTTTCCCGGCTTCCAGTTGCTGTTGATATAAAGTAACAGCACCAGAAGCAGAGTAGACGAGAGGCATCCAGCCATAACGAAACTCTAACCAAAGAGAAGCTAGGTTCGTAGGTGAAAACACCCCCGAACCTTGCAGCCCTTCCCTTCGAACCACGGAAGTAGAACGCTTTGCAGCGTTATACTTTTTGCGGAACGAACGGGAGGGTTTGGCAACCCCCAGGATTGAAGCAGCTCGAAGAAGATTCCCTTGTTTGAAAGCCACATATGCGTAAGCAAGCCGTTGAACTGTGTTCTTCAGCAAACTTACCGTCTGACGACTTTCACCCAAGTCTTGCAGTATGTTGACCTTCTGGTCCTTAATTTTATTAAGAGCCCGAGTGGTCGCCTCTGCAACTAATGAATCTTTTTCAGCTTGGGAGGGTGGATCGCTGCCAGCCTTAGTGTTATTGACACCCGTACCGTTTACTCCCCAATCACCCGTCAACGTTTGATTGTTGCTGGATGAAGAAGGAGGACTATACGTGTAAACGATAGCACCGGAGCCACCGGTATCACGAATAAACGTGAATGACAGTGGCTGCATGGGCAATTTGCCCAATCGGCTGAGTTCTGCATAGTTTGGAGTAATTGCACCGACCCGAGTCGTGATCTCGCGATTTTTAAGCGTATTGGTATTATAAGTACCACTAGCTTTAATGCGAGACCACGTTCCGGGATGGGTAATATTTCTTGAAATATCTCCCATGGTGTCTCCCTAGAAGCCGAAAATCTGGCCGATAGAGAGAACGGCGTCGGCGAGCCACAAAAGTAGCGCGCTGAATACGTCAATGGACATTTTAAGTCCCTCCTAATATGCTATAGCAACGAAGTCGGAGTATAACGGTATTGCACCATTATACCACTGTACCAACCTAGGTACAGACGGAGCCCCTCTTGGAG